CTAATATTCGTATTTTTAAACTAGGTAATCTTGAGCACAAAATTGCTCCAACTAAAGCCGCAGCCTCAAAACTAGCACAGATCCTAGGCAATAACGTTGGTGGCGGAACTATGGACTTGGTGTGGGGCCCAGATATTGAATTAATAGAAAGCAAAACTAGTGTTCATCAATTTTTAGGAGAGGGTAAATATGTTCCCCATATGAATAGTATTTATGCTGGGCTAGGTATTCCTCCAACTCTTACTGGTACATTCGGCGCAGCTGGAACAACTAATAATTTCATATCTCTAAAAACCCTAACGCAAAGACTACAATACGGTAGAGATCTTTTAGTTGAGTTTTGGGATAAAGAAATTGCATTAATTCAAAAAGCTATGGGATTCAGGTATCCAGCCAAAATAGAATTTGATCGCATGGACTTAAGCAATGAGGAAAGCGAAAAAGCCCTATTAGTACAATTGTCTGATCGTAATCTAATAAGCGATGAACTATTACAAACCCGTTTTGGATTTGATGCAGACATGGAGAAATCGAGACTCAACAGAGAACACAGAGAAAGAGAAAGTAACAGAATGGTACAGAAGGCTGGTCCATGGCACGATCCTAATCCAGAAAACACATTAAAGAAGATAGCGCTTCAGAGTGGCATTGTTGCTCCAAGTCAAGTAGGACTAGAACTAGACAAGAAAAAAGGTGGAGAAAAATCTGCGCTAGAAATGAAACAAAACTCATCTCCTACTAACAAGGCAAAAGATTCGCCAGAATCTTTGCCCGGAATACCACAGCAAGGACGCCCCAAATTATCTAAAGATACTCGCAAACGTCAGACCAAGACCTTTCAGCCACAATCTGGAGCGGCCCTACTTCTATGGGCAGCAGAAGCACAAGATAAAATTAGCGAAATTATCAACCCCATGATGTTGGAATTTTATAAGAAAAAAAACCTCAGAAGTTTGTCCAACGAACAAACAAAAGAGCTTGAAAATTTAAAAACCAATATCTTTTTTAACACAGATCCTTTCTGCACAATTAATAAAACACACATTCAGGCCAATATTAACAGTCTAAATAATCAGTTTATATCGGCTTATAGTGTATGGTTAAGGCAGATATCTAATACATTGGGCCGAGAACTGTCTGTTGACGATCAAAAACAGGCTAAAGCTTCTTTTTATAGTTATTTATATACTAGCTGATATAAAGGTATAACTTATGGAAATATTTGCATCAGAAATTGATGATGGTATTGCTGAACAAGTGAAAGCTTCTTCTAGCATTGCTTACGCTTCTTTAGTTTCCAAATGTGACGAAGACTTAAATAATAAATTAAAGATTAAAACATCCGCTGCTATTAATGATAATGATTTATATTATGTTCAGTCGATATTAGTTAGTTCTTCTTGGAATAAAAATGATGATATTTTTGATAAATTAGAAGTTTGGGGAGCCAGAAAAACCCCAGAGGATAAGCCTACAAATCTAGAACACGACGAAAATTTAATTATAGGACATATTACATCAAACTGGCCAATAGACGAACAAGGACTCCCTATTCCGGAAGATATTAATACTAACGAGTTGCCAGATAAATTTCATATTTTAACTGGTTCAGTTATATATAGAGCATTTAGCAGTCCTGATCTTAAAGCAAGAGCAGAAAAACTAATTAGCGAAATTGAGTCAGGAGAGAAGTATGTTAGTATGGAGTGTTATTTTCAGGGCTTTGATTATGGTTTAATAGATAAAAGTAGCGGTAACTATAAAGTATTAGGCCGAAACAATAATACTGCTTATTTAACTAAATTTTTAAGAGCATATGGTGGATCGGGTGAACATGGTAATTATAAGATAGGTAGAGTATTAAGAAATATTACTTTTTCAGGCAAGGGATTTGTGGATAAACCCGCTAATCCTGATAGTATTATTTTTACCAAAGAGACAATGAATAAATTATTGAACGAAAAAAATGACGATTTCACAAAATCAGGTGTAATATCAGATACATTCACATCCAATGCGGAGAATATAACTATGAGTGAAGATTTAGAAAAACAGGTGGCTGAATTGACTACAAAGCTTGATACCGTTACAGCAAATTGTGCTGACTCGGTGAAAGAGGCTTATGCCGCAGCCGAACAGGTCAAAGAAGAGAATAGTGTGCTAGAAGCCGCTGTTAAAACTAAAGAAGAAGAACTTAAGATGAAAGAAGAAGAAATGAAAAAAATGAAGGCTGACTTTGATGAGACACTAGCTGCAAATACTAGTGCTCAAGAAGTTGCTATCGCCCAGAAAGACGCTGAAATTGCATCGCTAACACAGCAACTTGCTGATGTGAATGAGGTTCTAGCGGCCTATAAAATGAAAGAAGAAGAGATGGCCAAGAAAGAAAAGAAGATGAAGAGAATGGCCTCTTTACTAGATGCTGGTCTTGATAATGATACAGCATCAGCCACAGTAGATCAATTTGAAACTTTAGACGATAGTGCTTTCGAAGCTATGACAGGCATTTTTGCCGCCATGAAGAAAAAGGCGACCAAAGATGAAGAAGAAGCTATGATGATGAAAAAGAAAGCTTCGGAAGACACCGTTGAGGCCCTAGAACAGGTAGAAGCTGATCACAGCATTGATCTAGGTGTTGGTGACGATACAGCCGATCATTCTGTAGAGAATGTTCGCGCAGAACTAATTGAATTTGTAAGTGCTCGACTCAGTAAAACTTCTAATAAGGGAGAATAACACATGGCTCTTAAACCAGATCGTATCGAACTTCAAACAGACATTTCATTTTTCATGAACACCGAAGCTGTACGGGGCGGCGTAGCCTCCGTAAGCACGGGCGGTTCTGGTGTGGCCATGGACGACGGTAGTGCCGTTGTATCTTATGTAGCCTCAGCATCCAGTGCCAAGCCCGTAGGGGTTCTTCTTAATGACGTTGTAAATCTTGATCTTACTCGTCAACATATCAATTGGCACCGAGACGAAGTACAGGTCGGTGGCAAAGTTACTTTGCTACAAGTTGGTCAGGTTACCACTGATAAGGTTTCTGGTACTCCAGCCGCTGGTGACGTAGCATATGTCGGAGCTTCTGGCTTAATTGCAACCAGTGGTACCGCCGCAGTTGGCAAGTTCTTGAGTAGTAAAGATGCAGACGGTTTTGCAAAAGTAGCAGTAAACATTGCCTAATAACACAAGGGAGAATTTAACATGTCAGCAGTAGATACAAAAGTATTTCAACCCACCCCAGAACTTACAGATCTTCTGATTCGTTCTGGTTCTCAACACAGGGAAACCTCTCTAGCCGCTAACGCCGAGTTTGCTAAAGCTCTAGAGCTTCCCCTGAGACAAGGTATCCTTAATGGTAATATCCTGGATAATATCTTCGAGCCAGTTAGACTTGCTCAGGGTGCTACTCCAGAATTTCCTCTTGATTTCCTAGCTCCTGGCACAGAGAAAGACTTTGTTGCCTATACTATTCCTAATCATGGATATATTCCAGAGCGTCATGTTGAAGGCGATTATGTCATGGTTCCAACCTTTGACATCGGTGCCTCAATCGACTATCTACTGAAGTATGCTCGTGATGCCCGCTGGGACGTAGTTGGCAGAGCTATGGAAGTACTAGAGGCTTCTTTTGTTAAGAAGATGAACGACGATGGCTGGCACACTCTATTAGCTGCTGGCACAGACCGTAACATCGTTGTTTATGATAGTGATGCTGGCGCAGGTCAGTTCACAAAGAGATTGGTTAGTTTACTAAAGACCGTTATGCGTCGAAACGGCGGTGGTAACAGCGCTAGCAATAATCGCGGCGTATTAACTGATCTATATGTCTCTCCAGAAGCTATGGAAGACATTCGTAATTGGGGCATAGATCAAGTCGATGAGGTTACTCGTCGTGAGATCTATACTGCTGCTGATGGTTCTGTTAATCGTGTTTTTGGTATTAATCTCCACGATAGAGACGAACTTGGCGAAGGTCAAGAGTACCAGAAGTTCTACACAGACGTTCTCAGTGGTTCACTCCCCTCTGGAGATGCTGAAATTGTAGTTGGTCTCGATCTTCGTAAGAGAGACAGCTTTATTATGCCAGTTCGCGAAGAAGTACAAATCTTCGAGGACGAGACACTTCATCGTCAGAAGAGAGCTGGTTTCTACGGCTGGGCCGAGCAGGGCTTTGCAGTTCTAGACAACCGCAGAGTACTTTTGGGTTCACTATAAGTCGAGCATCTCTATGTTGTTATAAAAAGAGCTGGCGTTCGCGCCAGCTTTTTTTTTGAATATATGAAACTCTAGTTAATAAAATAAGGACTATTAAATGACCAAACTTCTATCGATTGGTATGGCAACTTACGATGATTTTCATGGAGTATACTTTACTATTCAGGCATTAAGGATGTACCATGCTATTTGTGCAACTGATGATGTGGAATTAATTATTTTAGATAATAATCCAGAAGGTACTCATGGTCAAAATATCAAAAATTTGGTATCTGGATGGATGGCTAATAAAGTAAAATATATACCGTATACCGGCACACCATCTACATTTAATAAATACAAAATAGTTGATTATGCAGAGGGTAAATATATCATGATATTAGACTGTCATGTTATGTTGGTTCCTGGTAGTATTGAAAAATTATTAGAGTATTATAAGAATAACCCCGGCTGCAAAGATATAATTCAGGGTCCTTTATTATACGACGATCTGAATAATTATGCTACAGAATTTAAGCCGGAGTGGAGAGACGACATGTACGGAATATGGCACACCAACAGAGAAGCATACGAAAAAGGAGAACCATTTAATATTGCATTACAAGGTATGGGCATGTGTTCTTTTGAAAAAACTGCCTGGCCCGGCATATCTCCTCACTTTAGAGGATTTGGGGGAGAAGAAGGGTATATTCATGAAAAATTCAGACAGAACGGAGGTAGAGCAGTTTGCATACCTCAGTTAAAATGGGTACATAGATTTGGTCGCCCAGACGGGGTTAAATATCCATTAGCCCTAGAAGATAGAATATGGAATTATTTTATTGGATGGCTGGATATTACCAAAGATCCTCAGCACCATATGGTAATCTCTATAATCGATCATTTTAAAACTAGACTACCAGAACCCAGATTATTGCACATTCTAGATGAAGCAAAAAGACTTATTTTACCCTAAGCATTTAAAATACAGTAATATTATGATAAGATGCTTTAGGTGTATTATACCATTATAATAGCCAAACTATCAATACTACGGATAAACACTATGTCAGCAGCTCAATATGACTTCAACATAGAGCAGGGGTCCTCTTTTAAGCTGTCGTTGGTATATAGGGATAGTAATAGAAATATTATCGATTTGACTGGATGGTGTGCTAGACTAATTTGGAAAACTAGTCAAAATGTTACCCAGTCCTTTCATTCAAACAATACCAGTCAAAACCTATATAGATTTACCTTAGATGGTCCCAATGGTAAATTAACTTTAGTTCTACCAGCCAGCACGACAAATAACTTCTCATTCACCACTGCTAAATATGATCTGGAGCTACAGTCTCCAACAGAAATATTTAATGGTGGAGGTAAGTATACCATTAGAATTTTATATGGCACAGCAACATTAATTAAACGAAACAGCAGATCAAGCACACCCTTGGAGTGTCAAGATGAGTGATATTTTTATACAAGAAATTCAATCAGAAAATAATAGTATTTTAGAAGTAGAAAGCGGTTCTATGGGGGATATAACCCATATTACTGTAGAAGTTATTAATACGGAATTTATACAAATTAGTGATTTACCAGACAATATTCCTCTGAGTAAAATTAGTGGCTTAGATGCCTATTTAGATAACTATCAGTTTGATTGCGGAACACCATAATAACACATTAATATATAACCATAACGGAGATTCACCATGCCTGCCCAAACACAATTTCTATTACGCAGAGGTTATTCTAATTCTTTTCCTATACAGAGCATTCCTTCTGGGCAGTCTAGGTGGATAGATGTTGACTCCCCCAACGGCCCTGTTTTACTAGAAGGTGAAATAGGATTCGAAATAGACACAGGCAGATTTAAAATAGGTAATGGTATTTCTACTTGGTCTAGTTTAAATTATAGCGCTCTAGTTCCTTCTGGTTTGTCTGGAGCTAGCGGTATCTCGGTCTCTTTAGGACCAAATGGATCTGGGGCTACTATTAGTGTAACCGGATTATCTTCTACTCAAATTACAGACTTCAATACTGCCGTTGATGCTCGTGTTACACAAGCAAGCATAAGTAGTCAAGAAGTTATGAATATTGTGAACTCTGGTATGGTTGGTGGTACGGGCATTAGCTTGAGTTATACTCCTGGTACCCTAACTATCAACACTACTGGTGTTTCTTTAAATGGTCATTCACATTCATGGTCGGATATTACTAATGCATCTAATACTGTGTCTCTCACAGAGCTTGCTTATTTATCTGGTGTTACACCAGGTTCTGCGTCCGCAAATAAAGCACTAGTAGTTAATGCTAATAGAAATATAGTTGATATTGGATCAATTAGCACTACCGGAGATGTTACCGTTGGCGGGAATTTATTTGTTGCAGGTTCGTCAACCACTGTTAATAGCACGGTCGTTGATATTGGAGATAACATTATTCGTGTTAATACTAGTGGCCTACCCACAGGAGGTTTCGAAGTATATAATGCTACAGGGGTCAAGCAGCTATTATGGAACAATAATTCCAACAGATGGGAGCTTTCCGATGGTGCTAGTCTATATACTTCTGGATTAGTTATTGCCAATGGTTCGCAACTAACAAATTTAGACTTTGCTAATATTAGTAGTAATATACCTAGTCCTATTATTACAGGAATATTAACAGGAGATGTTAGTGGTGTTGCGAGTGTCACTCTGTCTGCTTTAAATAATGCGGTATTATCCATCAACGCATCTATTGCTCCAGACAGCGTGAACTTAGGCACCCATACTGTTGGAGATTATGTACAGAGTGTAACTACACAAGGTATTGGATTAAGCGCTTCTGGTGTTGGTGAAGGAGCAGCCATAACCATTACTAGTAATGCAACACCCAGTAATGTTACCGGTACATTGGTTTCTCGTGATAGTTCTGGTGGTTTTAGTGCTGGACTAGTTGCCGCAACTGGTTTTTCTGGAGACGGCAGTCAAATTACTAATTTAAATAGTGCCAATATTAGTAATGCAATTAATGTAACACAGTTATCTGCCAGTGGACTTACACTTGGTTCTACAACTATTAATCTTGGACAAACAGTATCTGTTATAGACGGATTAACAAGAATTAGTGGAACTAGTCCAAATTCTCCTGTTTATATCATCAATGCTCTAATCGATGGAGGTACACCATAAACGTATTATCGGCTGATTTTTATATTGTTATGGGTGTATATTCATGATATGGCTTTTATAACCATTTTTAGAGCTAGGATTTCTTTTTATGCCAGTTAATGATCTAATTCAATTACGAAAGGGAACCACTGGCGAATGGTCTGGTGTTAATCCTATTTTATCTAGCGGAGAGCCGGGCTATGATATAACAACTAGAATTCTTAAAATTGGTGACGGAACTTCTAATTGGAATAGTCTCAGTGGTATCGTATCATCAGACGTTCCGTACGAATCTACCGATATTGTTGACTTTAATAGTGCTGTTAGTGGTTTATTACCCGCTACCTATGACGCTGCTGTTCAATGGACGCCTTATCATACTGTGGCAGATGGCACAAGGTATTTAGTAAATGATTTGGTCTATCAGAGCGGTAGATTATAC